ATGTCAGAAGCTAAACTCCTTCATATTGAAAAAATGAAGAGAGGTGAAATAGAATTTTCTGGAAAGATTGCAGAAAATCAAAAATCAGATTGGAAGGACGAATTTGTACTTTTAACAATTTCTTCGCCACTGTTTTTGTTAGCATATTCTGTATTTGCAGAAGATGAGAAAATGCAAGAAAAGATTGACTTGTATTTTCAAAAATTACAAGAGATGCCTTGGTGGATAGTGGGACTTTGGGTTTCAGTAGTTGCGGCCATATATGGACTTAAGGCTACAGATGTGATAAATATGAATAAAAAATAAGGAAAATAAAATGAATAAAAAAAAATATAAAGATCTAGTTTCTAAAGGAGTCATTTCAGATAAAGTTGACCGTTATGACGCTGTTGAAATTCTTGCAAATATCAAAGATATGAAAGATATTGTAAAAAGATCAAACAAAAAAGGTGGCGGAATTTGCAAAAGAGGCAAAGGACGTGCTTATGGTAAAAATTCATAAAAAAATAATATGGCTGACAAAAAGAAATTTTCAAAAGCTCCTAATCAAAAACAAAAATTTCAATTTACAGGTCTTGAACCTAAAATGGAATACAAAGGTAACCCTTATGAATCTATAAAGGATACTGACACTGAAGTAGATATGAAGGATATGGCTGTTGTATTTAGTAAAGGAGATGATGATGGATTTACTGATGTTTTAATTGGGCCTAAAAGAGCAGGAATAAGAATTAAAAAGAAATTTTTTAAAGGTGGTTTAGTTAGACAAGGTAAACCAAAAATTGCAACAAAAGGATGGAGATAATATGTCAAATAGAAGATATAACAAACAAACTAGAAAAATGTTTAATCTAGGAGGCAGAGCTAAACTAGATGCTAACAAAGATGGTAAAATTACTGGTGAAGATTTTAAAATGTTAAGATCTGGTAAAAAGAAAAAAGATAAAAAACCATCTATGATGATGATGGCAATGAAGGGTAAAAAATAATGGCAAATAGAAGATGGAATAAACAAGTAACTAATGACAGAGCATGTATGTCAAAAGGTGGATCAACTTCTGAGTATCATACAACTAAAGAAGGCAAAAAAGCTAAAAAAGGTTTATGGTATAATATCGCTATGAAAAGAAAACGTGGTGAGAAGATGAGAAAAAAAGGTGCTAAAGGTGCACCTACAGAAGCTGCAATTAAAAAATCACAGGCTTAATAATGGCTAAAGGTGTAAAACATTATTTTAAAAGTGGAAAAGAATATAAAGGAGCCACACATAAAGATACCAAAGGTAGACTTATGTCTGGTAAAACACACACAGCATCAAGTAAATATTTAGTTCATAAAAAAGATTTAAAAAAGAAAAAATAATGAGAAGATATTTTCAAAAAGGATCACCTAAAATTTTTGATAAATTAGAGATGAATGTTCCTTATCCAAAAGGACATAGAGTTGAATATGCTAAAGGAAGTAAATCACCTGCATGGCAAAGAAAAGAAGGTAAATCTCAATCAGGTGGATTAAATAGAAAAGGTATTGCATCTTACAGAAGAGCAAATCCTGGTTCTAAATTATCTATGGCTGTAACTACTAAACCTTCTAAATTAAAAAAAGGTTCTAAAGCAGCTAATAGAAGAAAAAGTTTTTGTGCTAGAATGACAGGTATGAAAAAAAGATTAACTTCTGCTAAAACAGCAAGAGATCCAAATAGCAGAATTAATAAATCATTACGTAAGTGGAATTGCTAAAAAATAACAAAGAAAGGTAAAACTATGGACATGGACGAACTAACAATAATAAATAAAATTCAAAAATACTTAAAAGATAACTATCAAAATATTGGAGATGCTATGATTGCCGGGGGTATTGACAATATGGAAAAATACAAGTATATGATGGGTCAGGCACATGCCTATTTAAAAGTATCACAGGAAATCTCTAACCTGCTAAAACCAAAGGAGCAAAAAAATGAGCGAGAGCAAGATCTTACAAACGTCGTCCGATTCGGACAAGACAGCGGAAATACCAAAGACTAAATTAGCTTTAGAAGAAAAATACGAATCTCTTAACAAAGAAGAAGTTGAAGGTTACGAGAGATTAAAAACAAAAGAATCTACAAAATTACCTAAACCAACAGGATGGAGAATGTTAATTCTTCCATTTAAAATGCCAGAGAAAACTCGAGGCGGATTATATTTAGGTCAAGAAACTTTAGAACGTCAACAAATTGGTTCAACTTGTGGACTTGTATTAGCACAAGGACCTGATTGTTATAAAGATTCTGAAAGATATCCTGATGGACCTTGGTGTAAAAAAGGTGATTGGGTAATCTTTGCAAGATATGCTGGATCAAGAATCCAGATAGATGGTGGGGAAGTAAGATTGCTAAATGATGATGAAGTTTTAGCAACCATCGAAAACCCCGAAGACATACTTCATAAATATTAACAACAACATAGGAGCAAACTATGCAAACAGAAAACAAAACAGTGGACATAGATACGTCTGGTCCAGGTGCAGAAATAGAATTAGAAGATAATTCTAAAGAAAATGAAAATGAACTGGAGGTTCAAAATGAAACTATTGAAAACAATAATGAATCCAATGATTCATCTGAGAAATCTAGTAAGCAGTCTGATGTTCAAGATAGTGAAACAAAAGAAGAGCCTAAGAAAGATTCTCAAGAATCTGATGAATTAAAGCAATACTCTGAAAGTGTTCAGAAAAGAATTGCAAAGCTAACTAAAAAATGGCGAGAAGCTGAGAGACAAAAAGAAGAAGCTGTTTCTTATGCTCAAAAAGTTCTTGATGACAAAAGAAGAGTTGATGCAAAACTTTCTAAACTAGAACCCGGATTCATGAAGTCTACAGAAGACTCAATTAAATCTGGATTAGAATCTGCAAAAGCTAAATTAGCAGCAGCTAGAGAAGCTAATAATCTACAAGCAGAATCAGAAGCTTTAACAGCTATTTCTGAATTAGGTTATAAACAAGCTAGATTCTTAGAAGCAAAAGCTCAACAAGAAGCTCAATCTAAAGAAACTGAGGTTAAACAACCTGAGTTAAATTTAAATAGACAAGAAGTACAAGCTATACCAGACCCTAAAGCTGAACAATGGGCTGATAAAAACACATGGTTTGGTAGAGATAGTGCTATGACTTATACGGCTTTTGATCTACATAAGAAACTTACAGAAGAAGAGGGATATGACCCTCAATCTGATGAGTATTATTCTGAAATAGATAAAAGAATAAGACTTGAATTTCCCCACAAATTTGCTAATATACAGCAAACGGCGGAAACGACCAAGCCTGTACAGACAGTTGCATCTGCAAAAAGAAGTACAAAATCTGGTCGCAAAACTGTGAGGCTCACACCATCACAGGTAGCAATCGCTAAAAAATTAGGTGTGCCACTTGAAGAATATGCGAAACAATTAAATATCACGAAGGAGGTATAGGCATATGGAAAACGAAAAAACAAATAAGACCTCGCGTGCGAGTCAAACTAGAGAAAAAGATTCTCGACCTAAAGTTTGGTCTCCACCATCAAGTTTAGATGCGCCCCCTGCGCCTACTGGATTTAGGCACAGATGGATAAGAACTGAAACGCTTGGCTTCCAAGACACTAAGAATGTTGCAGGAAGAATAAGATCTGGATACGAGCTTGTAAGAGCTGATGAATATCCTGACTCAGATTATCCGATTGTCGAAGACGGCAAATATAAGGGAGTGATCGGAGTTGGTGGCCTTGTGCTGGCAAGGGTACCTGATGAAATCGCACAGCAACGTGCCGAGTATTATAAAAAACAAGCTCGAGAAAACGTTGAAGCTGTAGACAACGATTTGATGAAGGAACAGCATCCAAGTATGCCGATCAATATTGATCGACAGACTCGTGTAACTTTTGGTGGTACGAAGAAATCCTAATTATAGAATTTCAAAACCAACAAAGTACACTTAAACAATAATGTCTAAGGAGGACAACTTTTATGGCAAATAAAAACGCACCATTTGGTTTAAAACCAATTGGAAAAGTAGGTCAGAACAAAGACGCTCAAGGTTTAAGTGAATATAGTATTGCGGCGAATGATAGCACAACTATCTACTTCCAAGACCCAGTTAAAATGTCTGCGGCTGGAACAGTAGATCAAGCTACATCAACGTCGACTATATTAGGTTCATTAAACGGAGTGTTTTACACTGATCCTACAAGTAAAAAACCAACGTGGTCAAATCACTATGCACAAGTAAATGCAAGTGACATTGTCGCGTTCGTATCAGACGATCCATATGAAAGATTCGAGATCCAAACAAACATTTCATCTGCTTCTGAGCAGACTGATGTGTTTAATAATGCGGATATCGCTCTTGCAAATGGTGACTCGGCAAACTATGTATCAAAAGCAGTATTGAATAATGCTACATTAAGCACAAATTCAGCACAGCTTAAAATCATAGGTGTTTCAAAAGATCCTGAAAACAATGACGTAACTTCTGGTTATGTTAATTGGGTTGTAATGATCAATGAACACGCATTAACAACAAAAACAGGCGTATAATAGAGGAGAATAACTATGGCTATATCACGAGGACAACTAGTTAAAGAACTAGAACCAGGTTTGAATGCTCTATTCGGCTTGGAATATAAAAGATACGAGAATCAGCATGCTGAAATATATGCTACTGAATCTT